TAGTAACATCACCCTATAAAGAAGCTAACTATGGTCTATCAAGAGAATATCCAACTAATGCTGTATATCAACCAGTAGATGCTACATTTATAATGTCAGAAGATTATAGTGAAAAGATCTTCTTTGAATTATGGCAAGACTTAATAGTAGGTCCTCATAGAGCAAGAGGAGATTTAGCAACACAACACGGAACAAAAGATTTAAATTACATGGATGAGTTTACATGTAATATGACTATTCATACTTTCTCTGAAGTTGGAGGAAGGACTGGATTGAAAGAAGTTTATAATTGTAGTTTACAAGAGGCATATCCTAGAACCATTCAAGATTTACAATTGGATTGGTCTTCTAATGATGTCGTAAGATTAAATGTAGTATTCGATTATAAGTACTTTCAAGATCAATCTTTTAACGAGATTGAATCATCTGCAAAACCTAGAAAAGGTGGATTTTTATCCAGATCAGGTTTAGGTGCTGCAGCAGCTTCATTAGGTGGTAGAGCCGTTTCAGGTCTTTCGCCTAGAACTCAGCAAGCAGTGACAGGAGTGGTAGGAGGTTTTAACGCAGTGAGAGTTGCTAGTAAATTATTTATTTAAGGAGATATAATGCCATTACCCCAAATTACAACGCCTGAGTTTACAACCACATTACCATCAACAGGAGAGAAGTTATCTTTTAGACCTTTTTTGGTCAAAGAAGAAAAAATCTTGTTAATGGCTCAAGAAGGTAAAGATAAAAACGAAATACAAAAGGCTGTGTCTAATATATTAGAAGAATGTATTAAGAACCCTATAACAGTTGAAGATTTACCTATGTTTGATATTGAATGGTTGTTTATTCAGTTAAGATCTAAAAGTGTTGGTGAAGTAATTGATTTGAAAATCAAACACATTGAAAATAAAGAGTGTCTTCATCTAAATCCAATAGAAGTCAATCTTGAAGAACTAGAGATGACAAAGGATCCTAACCATAAAAATATTATAATGATAGATGATAATATTGGTGTCACCATGCGTTATCCTACATTAAAGTTATTGGGAGATAAAGATCCTCAAGGATTAGATCCATCTAAAATACTTGATATAATATGTGATTGTATATTAAATGTATTTGATAAAGATCAAGTATATAATGAATTCACTAAAGATGAAATTGACAAATTTGTTGGAGATTTAGATCAAAAACAATTAGTTAAATTTATGGATTTTTTTAAAACTATGCCTAAGATAGAACATACTATAAAGTATAAATGTGAGAAATGTGGTCAAGATGTTGAACATAAACTCAACGGGCTGGTGGATTTTTTTATTTAGGTTTGAGTCATGAGTCACTAGGAAATCACTTCCAAACAAATTTTGCCATGATGCAACACCATAAATATTCATTGACGGAGTTAGATAACATGGTACCATTTGAAAGGAAGTTTTATGTGGCCATGCTAATAGATTATATAGAGAAAGAGAATGAGAAAATTAAACAACAAAATGCAAATAGGAGTAGAAGATAATGGCTGAGGCAGTTTCACCATCATTACCTATGGTTCCTAACATGGAAAATGCTAGGAAGATTAGAGATGTAATGCTTGAAAAAAATACACCAGATGCAGGACCTTCTGAAGGTGGTTCTCTAACTGATCTAGGTGGTGAGCTAGGAGATCAACTCAAACCAGTCGCTGATATGTTAGCTAGAATAAGAAATATTCTTGAAAATATAAATGGCAATATTACTTTTATGAGTGGTAAACTTATAGAGTTGTTTAGTGCTCAAAATGAAAAAGCTGAAGCCGCTTCTGCAGAAGAAAATGTTGAGTCTGCTAGAGGTCCAGCTGAAGTACCACAAGCTGATGATAAAGAAATTGGAGTTACTGTAACACAACAAGCACAAGGTTTATTCAGTTCTATATTTGGTGCATTAAAATTATTATTAGCTGGTAAAGTATTAATGGATTTTCTTAAAATAAACTTTCCAACTTTAGCTGAAGGTATAGATACATTTTTTCAAAATTTAGTTGCAGGTATTAGATCTTTTGCAACTCCTGCTTTTGTAAAAGGAATAGCAGGTATATTTGGTGGTATTGGAAAAGCATTAACTGGATTAAAGAATATGCTTAAACCAGCTGTTATGTCAATTGATGTTGCTGGAGATGCTGGTAAGGCTGTTGGTCCAATTGGTAAGTTCTTTGGATCAGTAGGTAAATTCTTTGGTGCACTTAAAAATTTATTACCTTTTGCAAAAACTATTCCTGGATTAAATTTAATATTTGCTGTCATTGATATATTCAAAGGATTTGGAGAAGGTAAGGAAAAGTTTGGAGGAGTTCTTGGAGGTATAATTGGATCCATTGAAGGATTAATTAAAGGCTTTATTGGTATGCCTTTAGACTTACTTAAAGATGGTATTTCATTTATACTTGAAAAACTTGGTTTTGAAGATCTTGCAGCAGCCTTGGATAAATTTAGTTTTGTTGAACTTATAGAAAAAGCAGTTGAAGGATTAGTAAATTTCTTTAAAAACTTTTTTACTAATGTTAAGAAGCTAATTAATAAGATAGCAAAATTTATTCCTGGTTTTGATGGATTTGATATAGGTGCAGAAGATCTAACTAAAGAAGAAAGAGAAAAAGAAAGAGCTGATATTGAATCAGGAGCAGGTGACGAAGCTACAAGGAAAAAAATTATTGATGAACTTGCTGAAGCTGATCAAGCTATGGGAAAAGATCCTAGATTTGAAAATAAAATTGGATTTAATAAAAAATTTGAAGATCTTCCACCAGAACTACAAGAAGTAGTTGCTAAAAAAGTAGAATCTGAAAAAAGAAGTCGTCTAGCACAATTAGATGCTGCAGATGAAAGTGAAAAACAAAAAGTTATTCAAAAACAACAAGAGGAAGAAAAGAAAATAGAAGAAGCTAAAAAAGATAATATACAAAAAGAAGAAGCAAAAGTTGACACTGAAAAAATGGCTGTAGCAAAAGGTCCAGAAGTTGGAACAGGCGCTGAACTAAAAGAAAAAGGTCAAGAGCCGTCAACAGTTGCTCTTGTTAACAACCAAAATGTTGCACCTCCACAAAACATTGATAATTCAACTCAAGTAACAAATAATACCAAAGCTACACAGGTAACTCGTACCCCACCTACAATAACAACTCATAATAATGACTCATCATTGTTTGGTGCGGTAGCGAGTACATATGCTGTTTAGTCTTTTAACATAGACTGAAAATAATCCATATTATCATCTGACTCTTCTGACTTAGCTGCAGCTACACTTTCCTTTGGAGGTTTAACTACAGGAGCTGGCTCAGGAGCTAACTCAACATCTTCAGCTGTTACTTCTGATGTACTAGTCATAAGAACCTTATTCAGTTTAGCTTCAAGTTCTTGATAAGTTTTAAAATTACTTGGATCAGTAAATTCATTTAATGAATATTGACTAGCCCATGTCTGTTCTATCTTAGAATCATCTTCAGCTAACTTACTAGGAGCTTCAAACTCAGACTTATCATAGTTTCTATAACCTTCTAAGTTACGAATCTTCATCTTAAAGTTTGCACCTTCCCAAAAGTCAAATGGGTTCAAAGGCTTCTCATCCTCGAACTGTGGGTTCATAGCTTCATTAAGTTTATCAAATATCTTCTTACCATATCTGAATAGTTTAACTTGACCATTGTTCTCAGGATTCTTCTGATCGTTAACAATTAAGATATTACTAATGTATAGTAATCTTCTTTTCTGTTTACGTGCTTGATCTTTACCAGCATCATCTCCTCTGTTCCATAACATATTATTATGTTTAGTTACAGGATCATCTTTACCTAAAGTAGTTAAAGAATTTTCAATATACCATCCACCAGGACCTTGAAAGCCATGGTTGAATATTCTAACCCAAGGAATATCTTCTCCTTTGGTTGCAGGTAAGAATCTAATAACAGCATAACCATTACCAGAAGCATCTACAGCAGGTTGCCAAAAACGTTCGTCTTTACCTCTTGCTGATTCGTTAGATGTTAACTTATTAGTTTCTTTTAATAGTGCGTCCAGACTGGACTGTGATGAGCGTTTAAGCTCAGCGAATGATTGCGACATAGTATCTCCTTGTATTGCAATGTATTAATTTTATCCACTTTATTCATAATGTAAAACTTATTATATAATATTATTTATCTTCAGTCAACAGTTGTTTTTGTTCGTTGAGTGCAGTTTTAAGTTCTTCTATAACTCTCTTTTGTTTTTTTACTTTTGCTCTCAAGCCAGCTAGCTCTCCAACAAATGCTTCAACTTCATTATTCATTATCCCTCCGTTTTAGTTTCTATATATTCTTCACCTTTAAGATACTTCATTACATTCTCTGGTGATGAAATACCATAAGGATCATCTTGTATATTATCATCTTTTCCTGGTTCTGATAACATCTTAGTTAACTGACCATCTTCTATAATAGCAGCATATCTCCAAGATCTCATACCAAAGCCAAGATTATTTTTTTGTACTAACATATCTATACCATGAGTAAACTCTCCGTTACCATCTGGTATCATTTTTATTCTTTTTATATCATGATGTTTAGCCCATGCATTCATTACAAACGAATCATTAACTGACATACAATATATTTCGTCTATACCTAACTCTTTAAACTCACTATAAAGTTTCTCAAAGTTTGGAAGTTGATATGTTGAACAGGTTGGTGTAAATGCACCAGGTAAAGAGAATAGAATATACTTTCCTTTTCCAAAGTAATCATTTGCAGATTTCTCAACCCATTTATATGGATTGGATCCTTCAATGCTATCGTCTCTTTCTCTCACCATAAAAGTTACGTGTGGTAATATCATTTTACAAATACCTTCCTTAGAATTGTTTTACCTTTTTTATCATCAAAGATGACGAATGGACTATACTTATCCATTCTTTTTTTAAACTCAGACCAGACAGGATCATCTAAGATCTTATTCCATCTTTTACTATAGTTTAAAATTCTATCAATTATAATCATAGTCTCAACAAATATATCATTACGAAGTACACATTGTAATAATATAGGGTGACCATTCTCCATAACAAATAAACTATTAAAATCTAGATCTCTTTCTTTATAATAGTCAAAAAGAAATCTTAAATCTTGCTCAAATATATATGACAATTTTATCTGTCTTGCCTTCCAATCACTATAAACTTTTTCAGCTTTTTGAGTCAAGACATTTCCAATCCAGAAATCTTCTCCATCTGCAAAGTTGCTTACGAATAGATCTCTAAGTTGATCGTCGTTATATTTTCTTTGAAGTTTTGCAAAGAAGAATTTATCTCTTCTCTTTAAAAAACTTTCTTCCTTTGCATTAACTTTACCATTGTATTTAAAGAAATCATAACTTGTAGTAAAGTGATTTCTAACTGCTAAGTAAAGTTTATATGCTTTGAATCCCTCATAAATGTTCTTCATCTTGTTTTATAAAGTTTAGCTTAGTAGCTTCTTCCTTCAATTGTTTTTTTATTTTTTGATTTATTAATTTAGCTGCGCTTTCTATTTCTAATTGGTTCTTATAACAATAATCCATTATTGCATCCATATACGTTATTTCTTTTTCTTCTACAATATCAGTAATAATCTTACTAAACTTAGAAGTTGACATTATATTATGCATTCATTTTTCCTACACTCCTTCTTTGAATATCTTCAGATAAAAGTTCAGGCCAATATATTTCAAAAGCAATGGTATCTTTATTGGCCTTGAATAAATGATACTCTCCTGGCTTAACGGCCATAAAGTCTCCAGCTTCTAATACTGTCTTGTCAACTAATTCATAATCATTTTTATATACATGGATTTCAAGTTCACCTTGTTCAACAAAGAAACCATTCCATTTGTGTGCGTGTTTATGTGTACTGCACTCCCCACCAGCATTTACTTCAATCCTGTGAAATTCAACTACAGGATTTTGGTGTAAGCACCAAGTCTTACCCCATACTTTGCCGTTTTTCAATATTAATCCCTTTCT